ACAACACCTGGTTTCTTAACTGAATTGGCGTTGATAAACATAGAACCTGCATAGGCAGCGTCTTCTTTTTCTAAGTCGCCATCACGCAAGCCACCTTTGAGTAACTTAGGTACTGTGCCACCGAAATAACCAGCAGACAATGTCTTAGCTTCTTCAAAAGCCTTGTTAATCTTAGCAATGGTTTCCTTATCCGACTTAGGAATGATGATAGACACAGAATACTTAGGTGTCTTGCCATCGCCCTTGTCTAAAGGAGTGAACACATTGGTGTAAGAGAAACGAACTGTACCAGTTACAACACGAGGATTCTTTGTAGCCATTTGACTGATTTCCTTATTTACTTAATTTGATTGAACTTCAACGGCGCCAATCTCTACCGTACTGTCAAGAGTATACCACAGTTCCCTACAGTGTACCCTAAAAACATTATTCCAGGTCCTACTGAACCTTTCATAAACTGATCTACTGCTACCCCTAAGTATATCAAAGTTGAAATAATAATCAAAGGTGTGCTCATGAAAAATCTTCCTTTAATGTCTCATCTTTAACTAACCTTGGACTACCGTCTGGACGCAAGATCAATGCACCTAATGTTGCCGCAACTTGACCTTTTTGTCCGAGTTTTTCTAATTGTGCCACAGATTTAAATTTAACTTCATATAAATCAGCTTTGTCAATATTTAATTTTTCTGTAAGCACTGTTTCTGCCAAATTTACATCTGCAATCTTGCGATTACCCTTTGGAGTATACAACTTATATCCAGTTGGTACAATGTTTTCGTTAATTGCTCTTTGGGTTGCAAATTCTTCAACATCGTTAGCCCATGTTTTTAAATCAGCTACTCTAGATAATACTACATCAAATTCTTGTTCACTCAACAATGGTGCTGGGCGGAAATCTAATGTTGCTACTTCGTTGATGAAGTCCGAGCGCGCCCTGCACTGCGCTTTGGCGCGGCAGAACTGGCAGTGTTCGCCGGGGATGAAGTCGCCTGTGCCGGCCCACGCTTTTTTCGCTTTGGCTTTGACGAAGTAACTGGCCCAGTCGATAAGTTTACTGACGGTGGTACCATCGGTACTGATACTGTCAAGTCGGGGTTGATGTATCGTGTAACTGACTTCTTTAATTTCTGGGTACTCTTCTTTGAACTTGGAGTACGCACCGAGGGCGTAGAGTCGGAGCTGGGTGTTGTCTTGCGCCGAGACGGGGATGCCTTTTCCGAACTTGAGGTCGATGACCCGAATGGAGTGCTTAGAAAGTATAACCACATCGGCTGTACCAAAGCCGTCAGGAACCCAATCACTGAAGTCCACCCGCTGTTCAAATAACGGGGTATCTGCTTCACCGATTTGAGAACGGACATATAGAACGTAATTATCAACGTGAGCCTCGAAATCGTCGTTGTAGTAGGGTGTTTGTTTGATTGTGTCATATTCTCTTTCGTATTCTTCAATACTAATTTGACCATAGTTATGGCGTAGTTTAACTTCTGCTAATGCATGAGCCGTTGTGCCTTCTTGACTAAAGTCAAATGCACCGATTGATCGCTTTGGTTCTGGCAGAGTTTGCTCAAGTCGAGCGCTTGGTGTACATGTCAACCATCTTTTTGAAGAAGAGGCTGATAATACGGCGTGTGTCGTTGTTGACATAACTGATTTCCTTTTTTAACTAACTTATCTGAGTATAACTACTTATGCAAAAAAGGCTAGGTTTTTATGCCTAGCCTTTTTCGTAATGTGAGAAACTTTATTTAATCTTTAACTGCTCGTAACTGTTTGATTAAATCTCCTACTGCGCCAGCAAAGTCAATTGTAACATCAGCTTTGACTTCTTGTTTAATATCCATGCGTTCCCGATAATCTGTTGGGAATTGACCACGCAAGGCTATTTCAGCAATACGGCTATTGAAAGTTTTATTACCTACATTGGCAAGCATTTCACGCTCCCAGTAAGCCTGTGAGTGTACAAGTGCCATATCTAAAGCATCAGCAAATTCGGGGTATTTTTTAGACCACGATTTAGCTACATCTTTAGTAATTCCAAGATCGCTCCAAATCATTTTTTGCGATGCACCAAGCTTTCCCAGCTCGATCATTTTATCGCACATTTCTTTTTTAAATGTGTATTTAGCTACCACACTTCCACCTTTTTAAAGCGGCGGCTTTGCGGGTTGGTTTGCCATTCTCGTCCTTCATAGGACCTTTAACGCCACTCATACGAGCGCAGAATGAGTCTTTACGAGCACCACCCTCGGGTTGCGGAGCTTTTAGATTCGAGCCAGTAGCCGCATTATACTTAGCACGACCTTTGGCGGTAAGCCCAGCACCTTTAGATGCCGGCAGCTTTTCACCACGGCCAATCGCAAGCGATACACTTTTTTTAGTTGCCATTATTTTTTAGCAGTCTTTGCTGAGTCAATAAATGCTTGCTTAGTAGGTGCGCCTTTAGCTCCTACTTTACGCATCTTTTCACCAGAACCGTTTTTGATACGTTCTTTTTTTGCTGCGATATTGGCGTACAAGCCAGGTTTAGTTGCCATGGTTTTTCCTTAAAATACGATGCCAATACCATTGGCACGTTTGACGATTTTAGTTAGCTCACGCTCGTTGGCGTCGCTAATAAATTTGTTGATTTCTACAGCCTTTTCAATGACTTCTTCCATGGTTGGAAACTTAGGTGCTAGTTCGGCTGCATCTTTAGTTGCCTTGTCCAGTGCATCAAACGCGGCTAAGTTAGCCTTGTATTGTTGCTCCATAAAGTCTTTGGCTGTGTTAAATACGGAAAAGCGTAATTCAAATGGATTCATTTTATTTCCTTCTGTGTGTTGTGTGTAAGAATAGGTTTCCAAGCGTTTCACAACGAGTTGTACTCCCTATATCTACTTATGCAAACTTTTAACCTTTTTCGCCCTAATCTGGAATGATTATGGTTTTTTTAGGTTTAGATGGCGGTGTGTTGTCACCATGTTCTTTACGATAACGAAGGGCATCGTTTAACATCATCTTGGTCATGGCCAGTGCCTTTTCTTGGTGCTCTTGCTCCATCTGGGCTGTGGTTTGTTTTGCTTTACGCTCCACTTCCTTGATGATGTTGTTGCTGATGCCAGCGTTTCTAAGCAGTTGCTTGAGATTCATCGTTTGCCTTTGCTACAGCAGCCAAACTGTCTTGAGCCTTTTGAACTTGCGGACCTGCCTGCTGTTGGATTATGTTAATAAATGCCGCAAACGTAGTTGTCGGTACTTGGTTTGGTGTATTCAAAATGTTTAACAGTGCGTTAACTTCTTTTACGGACATCTCTAGGGTTACTACAAAGTCATCTACTGACGGGAGTTCTTTCTCGCTCATTTTTTACTTCCTTTCTTTTTTGGTTTAGTTTCATTCATAATATCGTTTACATGTCCAAGCAAGGCGTCTCTTGCTGCTAACTTTTCTGGATCGGTGCAGTACTGGTTCAGCTCAAAGACCCTTGCCATCATGTCCATTAGTGCCTCACACCTCATGTCATGTAGTTGCTTAAGACCTAGCAATGTGTTAGCCACCTCGTCCTCTGTCATTGGCTTTGGTGCGTCGCCGTGGTGCTTAAAGAACAGATCAAGGTCATCGCTAGTTTGCCATGCCTGATAGATAGCATTTTCTAAGTCAAAATATGTATACTTTTTCATTTCTTTTTTGCCTTTTTAATTTCGGCATTAAAGTCAACACTATACCATTCGCCAACTAACTTAATTGCTGGGAGTAATTGTTTCCAATGCTCAACGTCATCTTCGTGCCAGCCGCGCCCGTTTTTTAAATCATTGCTTATGCTGACATAAGCCCATGCCAAATTCGACACTAGGATTTGATCGGCACAATCGTCATCAATTTCTACTATCATTTTCCACACTCCACTTCATGATTAATTATTTTATCAATGTACCACTTTGCTTTGCGTAAATCTTCTACGCCACCTTTTTGTTTCCAACGATACAGATACTTAATAGCGTTGCCTGTACACATTGCTTCCATACCAGTGAGTCCTTCAATGGCAGACTCAATGGCATCAATGCACTCCACCTTGCCTTGATAATGTTTAGGATGGTTGACTGGATCGTGCATCTCTCATCCTCTTAAGTTCAGTTTCAACTGCTTTAACTTCTTCAGGGCTATCACAAACCCAGATCCCCAATAAATTTTTATATAAGCTCGTGTCAATGTCTTCCACACCAGCAATCGTCTCCATAACATAACGTCCTTTATAGTTGTGCTCAACAATATATGTGCTCATGCGCCTAGTTCCTTTTGAATAAATTCTACCGCTTTGTCGTAATGATACCGCCAATATTTCTCCGTCATTCCCATTTCAGTAAAGCTCATCCCGGCAAGAAATCCTTCTATCACTTGCTTTTGTTTGAAAGGCATGCGTTCATCTATTATACGCTTAATATCTATTAGGTCGTCAAGATCCCATGGTAACCATCCTTCAGACTGGTTATGCGATACTCCATCAACATCATCTTGCTCAATCGGATCCATTTCCTCATCCGATAAACGAGGTTTACTGCAATTTATTGTTATTTTCATAGTTGTGTATCAAATATTGCTGCCGAGTAAATATTACCCATTCCCGCCGCCAAGGAAAGTATTTTTTGTGACCCAAAAATATGCAACGGATCTGATATGAAGACACTGTCTCTCTGAGTTCTGTTTTTAATTGGTGTTATTAGGCAACTTTTAATGTCGTCTAATAGTAAGCATGTTTCCAGTAAACCTGACGCACCCATGGTGTGCCCGATTCGTTGTTTATATGATGTTGCTACAAAGCGGTGGTCAAACAATGTTTTAAGCGCATTGCGTTCTGCTGTATTATTTGACTTGGTGCCTGTGCCGTGGGTCTTTACTATGTCTATTTGATGGGGACTAATTTTAGATATAGACATTGCACCGTGTGCGGCTTTGATAAATCCTTCCCCGTCTTCACGTTGACCAATAGCGTTAGTACTTTTTTCCGATGCGCTGTACGCACCAAGCAACCGAGCATGAGGGTTCTTTGCATATTTTTCATTTTCAAATACAGCGAATACTGCTCCTTGACCAATGTTAAAACCGAAGTTAATTTGGTCAAATGCCGATGGTAAAATGCCTTGCTCTTCTTGCTCTTTGGTAAGTACTGCTTTAGATTCACCAAAAAACTTTAGTACGGGGTTTGACACCGCATCTTCCACGGCCAGTACGATCACTCTATCAAATCGATATAGTGCAAATAATTCATGCACATTCATCATCACTTTAAGGCTTGACGCACAGGCACTACCATCTGTAATCACCATGTCTTCTGCGCCACAAGCTTGGGCAATACGACCCGCATACACTTGAGTTAGTGTAAGTGGTAACATTTTGTAATCATATGCCAGACTGTTTGGCTCTGAATCTTTTGGATTGATGCCGGCAAAATGTTGGTTACCCGCAGCTAAAATAAAGGCCGTCTTACCGCCACGGTTTTTTAAGTCTGTTAAAAGAGTTTTATTCAAAACCTTTTCCGCTAACTTATGGGGTGCATACACTAAGCCGGTATCTTTTCTGGCATAGGTATCTGCAAACCAATGCACACGCTGCGGATAGATTATATCCTCCAGCATATGTGTATCTGTTGTAGACGCAGTTTGGTAATCGGTTAAATAAATCACTTAATGGATTCCAATGCTTCTTCTATTGTTTTAGGTTCTTTGGTTTTGTGCTGGCACATATACTCAAATAACTGCCTTACCGTAGTTGCTTGTATAGCCTTTAAATCGTCCTCAGAGACTCCGTAGACATCGCCAAGGTATATCCCCACCATGAGCATATCCAAGCTGTCTAAGCCCGTATCTGCTAGGTTCTCGTCTAAAGATTGGATCTCCACCATATTAGAATTTAATGGGGTTGCCAATAGCACTATTTCATTAATCAATACAATTAGTTCTTGCTCTGTCATTTTAAAGATTCCATTAATGCATCTTGTAAATTTATCTTGCCTTCTAATACTTTAACTACTTGTTTAT